CAACGATGCAGGTAGTGTGTACGGACTAGGGGGTCTGCTTCTTTTCGATTTGCGGGGCCGATAGAATACAGAGAGAGGTCGGATTTTGGGTAGGTATTCATTCGGTTACTTGATGCTCCGAGTTTATTGCAAACTAACACCGATGTCAACCAAAATCTTCTTTCTCAGCATTGGTGTTATGGCGAAAGCCCCCTTTTTCTCCTTTTTTCCGCTATCCTTCTGCCTAGCATCGTCTCGGAGGCACCCGCCCCATGTCCAATACCGCCCGCGCCAAATACCAGACCACCGCTCCGGCTGAGTTTTCTTCCTCTCTTCCAGTCAATCCACGGAAAGACTACACCGATCCTGATGCGCGCCCGCCGGGCCGCTCCGGCGGTGGCCCTCCGGTCTCCACACCGCACCGTGTCTCTTCCTCGCGGCGCGGCGGAACCCGGACCCGCCGCAAGACCACGAAGAAAGCGAGCCGCCGTCGTGGATGATTACGCCTCGCCCTCTGACCCTTCGGACTCCACTCCACCTGAAGTCACTATATCCCCGGCTGACAACGGTCATGTCGTCCGCTGGCATCAACGCTCGGGCAAGAAGGGTGAGTCGGGTCGCACGGTTACTCGCGTTGCCTCCAGCAAGGAAGAGGCGTTGGGCCACGCTGACGAAGCCCTCGGCGGTGGCGGCTCGGCTAAGTCTTCCAAGAAACGGACCATTTCTAAACGAGATGGGCAAACTGGCGTAACTTCAGACGCCGAGGGGGAGTCAGGCTCAGCCTCCTCCCCCGCTGCCCACATCAGCCGCCGGCCGTCGCGCTCATCCGCGCGTCGCCGCCGTCCCAGAATCGGAGGTCGTCGATGAAGAAGGAACGCTGCACACCAGAAAAAGACGAGACACCAGAATTGGAAAGTCGCTCTCACCCCGTCTCATTCCTACGCAAAGCAACTCGTCTGGCTGAGAAAAAGTCCGGCAAGCGCGCGGCCAGGAAGCGGGGATAACTGCCATGGCACAGGAGGATGCGAGTGGATTGACGCAGGGTGCGCGGCGTCTTTCTGACACCGTAAGGGGTTGGATCAACTCTATCCCCACGCCTCAGCGCCGGCCAGATACTTCTTGGCATGACGACATGGTACGGAAGGCGAATGCGGGATTTCAGGCGAAAGCGGTGGCAGAGGCTGCGGCTAAGCAGCCGGCTAAGCAGCCGGTTAAGCGGACGCCGAAGCGTTCTGTGCCACGTCCGGCAGGAAAACGGAGATAAGCCAATGCCTTGGACTCCAGATGAATCCGCTCGCTTTACGAAGAAGGCCACATCGTCCAAGAAGAAACGTCAGTGGCGGGATGTGGCAAACTCCATCCTCAAACGGACTGGTTCAGATTCGCGTGCGATCCGGGGGGCCAATTCCGTGGTGAAGAAATCTCAGTCCAAGCGCAATCGAAAACGGGCGTGATTTTGTGCTATTCTGTTGGAAGGAAAGCTGATGACCAAGCTCAGTTCCAAGACACGTAATCGGTTGCCGGCGAAAGATTTCGCTGGACCAGATCGGTCTTTTCCCATCGAGGATGCTTCTCACGCCAGAGCAGCCTTGAGCCGCGCGGCGCACAAGGGCGGAGCGGTGGAATCTAAGGTCCGTGCCGCTGTTCATCGTAAGTTTCTAACCATCGGTGAAGGTGGCAAGAAAACCAAACGCGGCGTCCGTCGTCGTACTCGTTCGCGGGCATAGGAAGAGGACTAGATGGGCAACCTTGTGTTGATGGGCACCGCGCGAAAGTCCGCCAAGCAAGAAAGCATCGATCCAAGGTCAAAGCACGTAACCCAGTGGGTAGAGGCTTCAGATTCCTTTCGCAACAAGTGCCTTGGCGAGACATTCGCGGAAAACGCTGAAAAGCTCTACAACCTCCAAGACGCGATGACCCCAGGCCCGGTCTATAGGCCTTCCCTTTCGATTCCGATGTTGCAACGGATTATGCTGGAGGAAGCGAACCAGGTCAGCAACCTCTCTCCGCGGATGTACATTTTCCCCTCCGCTGGCGCCGGCGATCCTTCGTACTCCGGGGCTCAGCAGGCTGACTCTTCGCTTCCATCTTCATCCGCGCGTGACCTTGCCCGCGAAGTTTCCCTTCAGGCTCAGTGGCAAATCTCGAAGATGAACCTGCACTTGCTCATGGCGGGACTCACCGCGCGCTACTGTGGCGCCGGGTGGATTGTTGCTGGATTTGACCCGGATCTCTCTCGTGCCCGTGGCGGCATGTGGGCGCGCAGTATCGACCCGCGCCTCGTCTTCTTTGACCCAGGGGCCGACTACACTTGGAACCCAGCCTATGCGGGCTGGGGCACGTGGATGAATCTTGAAGATGTCCGGTTGAAGTGGCCGGAAACTTCCCGGGCGATTTCCCCGCGGCATACCTCCGGTGGATTTCAACCGTTCTCCGGAGATTCCGGCTACGGGATTACGCAGCCCCAGGGGCCAATGTCCTCGATGCCTGGTATGCCCGGTCAGAATGCGCGCACCCAGAGTAGTGAATGGCGTGTGCTCGTTCGGCATTGTTTCTGCCGTGACTACACTCGCGAAACTGTCGAGAAAGATGACGTTCCAGCGACTTCGCTGATCGACCCAGAAGTCCGTTTGAAATATCCCAACGGACGTTGGCTCGTAGAATGTGAAGGTGTGATTCTGCAAGACGGCGACAACCCATACCCGCCCCGTCGCGACATCGCCGCGCCCCGATTCCCCATCTTCCCCAATTACGTTTTGCCGCCTCTGTTTGGCCCGTGGGGCATTCCTGTTACCCGCATGACCGAGAACATGCAGCGCTTAGCTCAACGGTTCTACTCACAAATCTTCGAGAATGGCTTGCGCATGAACAACGCGCTTTGGGTGATCGAGGAAAACACGGGAATCGATATTGATGGGTTTGGCGGGCTGCCGGGCGAGGTTGTGACGATCAAGCCTGGGTCGAAGCCTCCCACGCCGATCACCCCGAACGCTATTGGCAGCGGCGCGCTCCAGGGCGCCGAGAAACTTCTCTCCCTTCAAAACGATGTGCTCGGGTTCTCCGCTTCGCGCCAGGGTGACCCTGGAGCCGGGAATGTTTCGACTGATCTATTTGATTCGGCTGTTCTGCAATCTTCCGGTTTGCTTCAGCTTGCCGGCCGGTTCCTGAGCGAGACGGCGCAGATGGCTGGCGAGTTCTTCTTCGATACGATGTGCAAATATCAGGCCAAGACCACTCTGCCGTATCGTGGTCCCGAGGGGATTACCCTCGCGTCGTGGAATGGGATGGTCGATCCCTCGACTTATGACGTTGCGCTGGACGACGCAAGCGTTCGGCCGCTGTCCGAAGCGATTGTGCGCAAGATTACGCCTGACCTGATGAAGAGTGGCGTGGTCGGGCCAGAACGCGGGCTTCGGACGCTGGGCTATCCTGATCCTGAAGGAATTGCCAAGGAACAGGAGACCTCGCAGGCGTTGGCCGCGCTGGCGAAGGTTAAGAGTGGCCGCAAATGATAAAGGCGGGTGAGAAAACGGCAACAGCGGTCACAGCCACAACAATCCCGGATCACGCTTCTTCTGCGCGAGGCGTTCCCGCCTGCTCGTGGCCGGGGCAATGGCTGACCGTTACTGAATTCAGCAGAGTGATGGGGCGCAGGCCGCAGACCGTTCACTGGTGGATACGAACTGGGGTTCTTGCTGAATTTGGAATTCCTATTTGTCAGTTTCGCCATGGCGGTTTGCACTCGGGACGGGTTTTTATACACAATATCTACTAATTTTTGCTCTCGCACAGCATTGGTGTTATGGCGAGGGGGTTCCCATCCTCTCATTTCCGTTCTATCCTTCTCCTAATCGCACTCTGCTCTCGTCTGGGCTTCGGCCTCGGCTTGGCTCGTGCAAAGGAGAAACACATCATGGCCCACAAGCGCAAGGAAACCAAGAAAGAGCGGCGCGCCGCCGCAAAGCGCAAGTAGTTAGTCCGGGGGGATTCGTCCTCCCGAGCTTTACTCTTGCCCCATCCTAGCCGCGCACCAACTTCCGAAAGGAGACCATCCTGATGGCCGGAACCCCCTCGAAATCTGATTCTCGTGTCGTCAAGGACTTTGGCCAACCCCGGAAGTTTCTGCGCGACATGCGTGCCCGGATCGCTGACCGTGCGAAGAAATCTCGCTCGGCTCATCGGTCCTGACTCATCCCGGAGACGGTGCCGCTGGCCTTCGCGCCTCGTCTTCTTAACTGCTCGGCGGCTGTCTCGGGTTAATTCCCGCACAGCCTAGCCCAGCGACCCGGAGCGAAGGAGGTACGCGGATGGCTTCTCGTGGAGGCAGACGATCCACCAGGCGTCGGCGCACCGCCGCTCGCAAGTAGAGAGATCTGGTTCGCCGGTTCTCTCGTTCGGCGGCGGGTGGGAGTTGGTGGGGGACTAACCCCATCCTCTCCGCCGAAAGCGTTCGATGCGCAAGACAGGAAACGGCAGGGGAGGTGGCGGTAACCCTCTTCCCCTGC